CACAGAAAAAGTGGAGCAGTACAACCACCTCAACAAGTTGTAAATTATCAAACAGCAACACCTGCTTGGACAGGTACAGAGGTAAAGCTTAGAAGAAGCGGAAATACAATATCAATACCTGCTGAAGCAGTTACAAACCCAAATGGTATAAGCAGCAATTCGTGTGTAGTAACTCCAAATGATAACAATGATGAATACCAAGTAATTATAAGTAATAACGGACAGGCAATATTTACTTCACCTATTGTAACAGGTGTGCAAAATTTTAATCAAACACCATTGGTTGCTGATGGTGTTTATACGGTAACAATTCAGCACGAAACAGTAGTCGTTATAACATCAATTGTATGGACATTTAATGGTTTTGAAGGTACATCGTCAAACACTTGGACAGAGGTTTATAGTGTAGGTCAATTCACAGCAAGTACAGTATTTGCTTTTGATGTAAGACAACAGATACCTGATGTTAGTATAATGTCGTTTTTAAGTGGACTTTTTAAAATGTTTAATTTAGTAGCTTATATTAATGACATTGGTACAATTGTGGTGAGACCATTAGAAGCAACTTCTGCTTCTGTATTTGATGGAAATAATAATTTTTCATATTATACAGATGATGACATTAGTGGAAAAAATGCACCTGTAAATTATAATATTTCAGAATTTGTAGATACAACTAAAAGTGAAGTTAATATTGCTTTACCTTATAAACAAATAAATTATT